GAGAAGAGAGAAAGAGATAACTAAAGATAAGATCACATTTTATAGGAATGAATACAGGCAACTTAAATTAGCTACAGATACCTACGATGCTATGAACTCAGATTCATGGTGGGTCAATGTTGGGACGGGCAATATCGTAGTGTTTCCATCAAACTTAACACATAGTGTAGAAAATGTAGTAGCAGAAGATATAAGAATAAGCCTTGCATTTAATTCATTTATTAAAGGAACATTTGGTGATAACGAAGCATTAACGGAGCTAAAAAATGACTAAAAAAACCGCACAGAATGATGTAACAGGAGATTGGTTACATAGTAAACCTAACAACGAAATGTTTGAACAAGGTTGGGACAGAATCTTTGGTAAAAAAAAGAAAAAAGTTTTACCTGAGTATGAACTTAATAAATCAACAGGCGAAGTCCAAAAGAAAGAAGATTAAATGGCTAATTATACGTGGTCGTTTTCATCATTAAAGCAGTATCAAAACTGTCCTAAACAATACTATGAATTAACTGTCGCTAAAAACTTTACTCAAATACCGTCGCAAGCTATGATCTACGGTAATCAAGTACATAGTGCATTAGAACATTATGTTAAAGACGGTAAAGAACTCCCTAAAAACTATCAACGATTTAAACCTTTAGTAGATGATGTAATAGCTATTCCAGGAGACAAACTTCCAGAACATAGAATGGCACTTACTAAAGAAAAATCACCGTGCACATTTGGCGCAGAAGAAAGATGGGTAAGAGGCATTGCCGACATGGTTATTATTGACGATGACTATGCCTTCATTATAGATTATAAAACTGGAAGCGATAAATACCCTGACCTAAAACAATTAAGACTGATGTCGCTTATGACGTTTGCTCACTTCCCTCACGTAAAAAAGGTTAAAGCAGGGCTTTTATTTTTAATGCACAATAATTTTATGCCTGAGGAATATCATAGGGATGATATGGATAAATCTTGGGATGCTTTTAAAGTGCCTTTAACTAGACTAGAGAATTCGTATGATACAAATACATGGCTTCCAAACCCTACGCCACTATGCAAATTCTGTCCAGTAAAGACTTGCGAGTTTAACAAGACCTAAGATATAATAACACCATGCCTTACGTAAATAAACCTAGACCTTATAAGAAAGAATACGAGCAACAAAAAGCTCGTGGTGAACACGAACGTCGTATGGAACGTCAGCGTGGCCGTCGTTCTATAGATAAAAAAGGTAAGGATTTAAATGGTAATGGCAAGGCTGATATGCGAGAAGGCAAAGACGTAGCTCACGTTAAAGCTCTCGATAAAGGCGGTTCAAACAAGAACGGATTACGCATCCAAAGTGCAGCTAAAAACCGTTCATTCAAAAGAGACTCTCAAGGTAATTTAATTTCCGAAACAAGTAAAAAAGAACGTAAAAAAAAGTGATACGTATTACTAGAGAAGAATGGTGGGCTACGCCTATTTGGTATTTTTATATTCCTAAAACACAAATCGACCCAAATTTGATAGAAAAAGAATGCTACAAAGAACAATCGAATAGCAAAGGACGTGTAAAATCTAACGTACATGGATGGCAAAGCGAAGATATAATAGGTGTAGATAAAAACAGGCCTCACATATCCAATTTATTAAAAGAAATAGCATTAATGACCCCTTCAATATTAAAAGATTTGGGTGTATCTAAAGAGCTAGAATTAACTAATGCCTGGATAAACATAAACCCTAAAAATAGTTTTAACCAAGTTCATATTCATACTAAATCAGTGTTATCTGGAGTGTATTATGTTAGTGCTAATGAACATAGCGGAGATATTGTATTCCATAACGAGGCTAAATTAAATATGTTATATGGTATGTTCACAGACGCTAATAATAAAAATACGTACTCAAGTGTAAAATATAAACCTGAGACAGGTAAAATAATATTATTTCCTTCTTGGATACCTCACGGAGTAAACATAAATAATTCGCAAGAAGATAGAATAAGTATTGCGTTTAATCTAGGGGTCTAGTAAACTAGTCAGTCAGTAATAATTTAAAGCCTGTATAGGCTTAGTTAATTTAGTTAAGGGTAGTATGGAAATTTTAAATAACCAAGCTGTTAAGCTTACAGTACCTGAACACATTGTCTCTCACATCACAGACAATATAGAAAAAAGTGAAGTGCTAGAAACGCGAGGCAATCTTGCAGATGTTCTAGTGTATTGGGGCTTAGATGAAATGACTAGGCTTAATCAATTAATATCTTTCCGAAACTATTTACCTTCACCTATGGTTAGAGACTATAAGTGGCCAGGTCTTTACGAACCATTCAATCACCAAAAAACTACCGCAGAATTTCTATCTATCAATCGTAAAGCATTTTGTTTTAATGAGGCAGGCACAGGTAAGACTTCTTCTGTGTTATGGGCAGCTGATTACTTAATGAATCAAAAAGAAATTAAACGAGTGCTTATCATATGTCCTTTGTCAATCATGTATTCAGCATGGCAGGGCGACGTCTTTAATACATGTATGCACAGAACCTCAGCAGTGGCTCATGGAACAGCGGATAAAAGAACAAAGATTATTAACGGCGAGTATGAGTTTGTAATTATTAATTATGATGGTGTAGCAGTTGTTAGAGATGTTATAGAAAAAGCAGGGTTTGATTTAGTGGTAATTGATGAAGCTAATGCGTATAAAACTATTTCAACAACACGATGGAAAACATTAACTAAGATATTAAAACCATCAACAAGATTATGGATGTTAACAGGAACACCTGCAGCTCAATCACCACTAGATGCATACGGGCTAGCTAGACTTGTATGTCCTAATCGAGTACCTAAAGTAACAGCAGGTTGGCGCGACAAAGTTATGTACCAAGTATCTAGATTTAAATGGGTACCTAAACGCAACGCTAAAGATGAAATATTTAAAGCATTACAACCTTCCATTCGATATGCAAAAGCAGACTGTTTAGATTTACCTGATGTCATGTATCAAACAAGAGATATACCACTCACACCTCAAGTAGAAAAATATTATAGATTATTAAAAAATGAGATGCTAATAGAAGCGGCTGGAGAACAAGTTACCGCAGTGAACGCCGCAGCTAATGTTAATAAACTTTTACAAATATCAGGTGGTGCAGTATATACAGATAAGAAAGAAGTTGTTGAGTTTGATATATCTCCACGCTTAGCGGCTTTACAAGAGGTGCTGGACGAAACAGAACATAAGACAATTATCTTTATACCATACAGACATACAATCGAAGTAGTGTCAAGGTATCTTAATAAGAACGGTATCACTAATGAAATAATTAATGGATCAGTATCTGCAACCGAACGAGCTGCAATTATAGGTAGATTCCAAACAAGCGAGAGCCCTAAAACTTTAGTTATTCAACCTCAAGCTGCATCACACGGTGTCACGCTAACTGCAGCAAATACAGTTGTGTTTTGGAGTCCTGTACTTTCTGTTGAAACTTATCTACAATGTATAGCCCGTATGGATAGAGTAGGTCAAAAAAATAAAATGACTGTGGTTCACTTACAAGGTTCAGATATTGAAAGAAGGATGTATCAGATGTTACAAGGTAAAGTAGATATGCATAGTAAACTAGTTGATTTATATAAAGAGGAGTTAGAAGCATGAGTGAAGATATGAAGTTAGATGATTTAGTTACAACGTACTTGACAATTAGAACAGAGAGGAATACACTGAAGAACCAGTGGGAAATTAGGGATGCTGAATTAAAGGCTGACCTAGAACAGCTGGAACAGGCGATGTTAGTAGCCTGCAATGCAATAAATGCTGATAGCATACGTACAGGGAGTGGGACTATCATTAAGTCTTTGAAAGAAACATATACTTGTGGCGACTGGGATAACTTTAAGCAATACGTTGTGGAAAACAACGCACTCGATCTCTTGCAACAACGTATTAGTCAGACCAATTTCAAAGAGTTTATGAGTACCCGTCAAGATGAGGGCCTACCCCCTGGTATCAGCACGTTGAGAGAAGTCTCAATAACTGTACGCAAACCAACAAGCAAGTCAAATTAGTGGAGAATATAATGAGTAGTGAATTATCAGTAATATTACAAAATAGTGGCGCATTAATCCAAACAGGGCTAGATGAAGATACCTTAGCCGTTGCTGGCGGTGCCATAAATCAAGGCAACAAACGTATTTCAATTCGTGGTAAAGCATTTAGAAAAGTAGTTGGCGGTAAAGAAGTAAGTGTTTCAGAAAATAATTACATGGACGTTGTAATTGTTAAGATGGCACATACTGCATCAAGAACTTTCTATGCACAATCATACAAAGAAGGTGAGAAGATCAGTCCTACATGTTGGTCTAGTGATTCTCGTGTACCTGATATTGATGTAAAAACACCACAATCTAAAACATGCGATACATGTCAATTCAGCGCTAAAAATTCAGGAGCTAATGGCACAGGCACCGCATGTCGTCTATCATGGAGAATGGCTGTTGTATTACCTAATGACCCTGCTGGTGATGTTATGCAATTAGTTTTACCTGCTACATCATGTTTTGGTAAGGAAGAAGGCGGTAAGTATCCATTTAGACCTTATGTTCAACTTTTAGCTAACAATAATGTTAGTGCTGGTCGTGTAGTAACTCGTATGCAATTTGATGCTAAAGCTTCTACACCTAAAGTTTTATTTAGCCCAGCAGCTGCTGTTAACGGTAATGACTTAGAAGTATTACAAAGACAAGGTAAGTCTTCTGCAGCGGAAAGTGCTGTTAAGTTAACTGTATATCAAACAGATGAAACGTCTAGCGAAGTACAAGTAACTGCGGCTCCAACGCCAGTAGATATAAAATCTGATGTAGATGTATCTGAACCTGTACTAAGACCATCAAGCCAACCCGCACCTCAGCCAGTAAACAATGCTAGCGAAGTGATGAAGAAATGGTCGGTTAAATCATAATGGCTAGACCCTATAGTCCAGATTTTTTAGCTACGTTAAGTACTTTGAACCCTGATAACCTTGGGGTTCAGTTAGCCAAACTATGTGTCAAAGCAAAGCTGCCTACGCTATATATTGCACGTAAGCTAGGTGTATCACGCTATACGATACATAGTTGGTTTAGGGGTCAATACATTAGAAAAATAAATAAAGTAAAAGTTGAATCATTTATGCAAGAACTTGACAAGGGTTTTAATGAAAATAAATTACCTGTCTCTGGCCTGAGCTATGCAAAACAATATTTGGATTCGATAGAGATTTAGTAGTAAAATAGAATTTCTCGGTAGTTAATTTTAAAAACACATATTTTATGTGGTGGGGCAGTGTTGTCTCTAAAAATAGAAAGCGTTCGTATGATAAGCATAACAGAATTTTATAATAAGGTGCTTCCCTCAAAAGGTGTATATTGCATTATTACCATTGAGCCTAAAGAAGGTACAACGAAACATTACTATGTAGAAACTATAGCTGAGTTAGAACCTCAGATTGAAATACACAAACAATCACGAGTTAATATTTATGTGTCTCATAGTACATACAAAGGTTGGAAACGCGGTAAACAAGAAGCCGTATATTCTAGATCACTATTTATTGATTTGGATGTAGACCCAAGTGATACTGAGGGTAAAAAATATACATCTAAAGAAGAAGCTGAAAACGCATTAAATAGAT